GGCCGATCTTCCCGATCGTCTCAAGCGCGCCGCCGATACCGCGAGTGAGGGACTCGCCGAGTCGCGAGCCCCACGAAGAGGTGGATCCAGTGACGTCGACGCCGCCCAGCTCTTTGGCGATTTCGCGCTTCATTCCGTTGAATGAAGGGACGACGTTGAGCCATGCGCTTCCGAGGTCTGCTCCGGCTTCTGCCACTGGGATCCACCCTCTCTATTTAGATTTTCACGTTCGTCTCTTCCGGATCGATCGCGGTGCGTGGGAGAGACAGATAGGCGTCGATGGCCTCCGGAGAGACCTCCTCGACATCCTCAGACGCCTTTGGTTCGCCGACGTGTGGGCGCGGAATCGGCTTCGGAGCATTCCTGCCCGAGGCCGCGTCCTTGGTCTTCGACCACAAGAGCGTCATGAGCACGTCGGCTTGGTGCGCTTCTAGGTGCTCTGAGACGCCCCATTCCCAATCGGGATTGGCCGCGCGGTGCGCCCATGATTCAGGCTGGCGAGCTATTACGCTCGCCAGCCTGACCGCTGTCTTGTAATCGAAGTCCTTCCATGACTTCTGGAAATAGCGGATAAAATCCGCCTCCAGCTCGTCGGGATAGTTGAGGACTAGGCCTGCGAAGACTGCGATTTTGGGGCAGCAGCTTGCATCGCTTTCATGAAGAATTCCGATGCTGCCTCGACGGAGACTCGCCCGTCTTTATCGCGCAGAGCGTCATAGATTTCGTCACGCTTCTTCTTGGAGCCTCCAGCGAGACGAAGCATCACCTTCGGGAAGACAAGAGGGTTTCCGTCTTGGATTTCTCCGAGCTGTTCAAGAAGCTCCATGTCGTCGAATTGCTCGGGCTTGAGATTGAGCTTGACGCCCTTAATGGTGTGGATTGCCATGTGGTGTTTTCTTTCTGTGCGGGGGATTAATCAGAAAATTGTGGTGTGTGAGGGATCAGGCAGGCAGCACGCCGCCGGAGACCGCTGCGATGTATTCGCGGGCGGTGGATCCGTCGATCACAGTGGACGGATACGCGGTGATCGTGGTCTCGTAGCCGACGGCCTCCCCTGCCTTGTAGACGACGTCGCCGACCTCGGTCACCTGACCATCGGGGATGACGATGCGCTTGATGTACCCACCGGCCATGATCATCTCGATCACGAAGACCCGGTGAGGCATGTCCTTCGCGTTGTGATCAACAGTCACGAGCTTGTTACCGGACGCGATCTTGACGTTCTCCTGTCCGTAGACCTCCTTCAGGACGTCAGGATCAAGAGACTGGATAAAGGTCAGCTGGAAAGTCTCCTTACGGCCAGTGCCGACGGAGAGGACAGTGTCGCCACCCCATTCCTTAATATCCTCGGAGTCCTTTTCGTTACCGTTGGTGAGGCCGTCTTCGGAGACGTAGCCGAGCTTGACGAAAGCAGCATTCAGCGTCGCTGCCGCGTCAGCAGGGATCGCAGTTCCGAGAGGAGCAGATGAGACCGCGCCTCCCTTCTGAGGCTTAGCAGTAGTGACGAGACCGGGTGTTGACTGTGCCATGTGATGGTGTCCTTTCTAAAAGGGGGAAACTGTGTGCGAGGGGATCAGAGGTGATCCCACTCTTCGATGGGAGGAGGCGCGGCATGAGGCTTGGCCGTGTTGAAAATGATGACGTGTGCGGTGAGCTGGAATCGCTGACTCCGGCTATCCGGGTCAGCGAAGTCATAGAGGGATTCGACAGTCGCGTCGGCGACAGATGGCTCTGTCTTCGGCCAACTGTCGATCGCCATTGCCGCGGCCTCGGCGAGGGCCGCGGCCTCCGCCTTAGTCGGCGCCCACGCCTGCACAGCGAAAGTCGGCGAGTCGGAGAAAGCGTCACGTTTGCCGCCGGTGCGCTCGACCGTCACGAACTTTTCAGGCCGCGAGGCCGGGACCTGCACGAAAGCTTTCACCGGGTAGAGAGACGCTTCCAGCGCCGCCCGCAGGAGAGCAGTGGAGTCCATTTGTCACAGCCTCCCTGCTCCGACAGCCTTCAAGAGGCTGTTTTCTTTGCGGTTGCGTCGTCGGGCCTCGAAAGTTTTCGCTTTCACGACGCCGTGAGGCCGTCGCTTACCTTGCTTGAGATCAAAGACGAAGCCCGGGCCTGCTGCCCTGGCGATCGCTTCTCCAGCGCGGACGACTGCGGGAGTCGCGAGCTCGCGCAGCGCGGCATTATTCAGCTCGATTTTCACCTGATTCCCCACAGCGTCACCCCTCTACGAGACGAACCGTGACCGGGCGGTTCCACGGCCCGGGGACGTTCTGATCGGTGTACGGCTGTGGGTCGCCGATGACTTCCCACGTCTTTTCGCGCACGAAGACGCGCGCCCCGCGGAGAGACTCGGTGAAAGTCTTCGGGAAATGAAGAGTCAAACTGATCGAGTCGCCATTGGGACGCATCCCCGGTTCCAAATCAGCTGTATTCCCCGGAGAGACCAAGACGTTCTCGACGTTTTCCGCGAGATGCCACTCCATATTGGCTTCGCCATATGCGTCGGTATACGCGATCGTCGGGCGTGAAATCTGTACAGTCTCGCCCTGGATCATCGCTTCCCACCGATCGTTTGGACCGACACGAAGCGACTCGCATGGATCCCGAGGCGCTTTCGGTGTAGCCGGGTGAAAGACAGGCTCCCAGCCGGGCTGGAAAGCGTGTAGGACTGCGAGTAAGGCCCGCCGGTCATGGTCGCCTGCGTGACGCCCGGGAGGACGCCTCCTGCCTGCTGGCGCGCTGAATAATTGACCATGTCACAGACAACGTCGGTCAAAGTGTCGGCGCGGATTTTCCCCGCTGCGCGCTCGGCGTAGACGTCGATACCCGCGTAAGCCAGCTCGTCACGAACGATCCGCGAAGCGCGCTGGAGCTGCGCAGTGATCGTCTGACGATCCGACGCGGGAACCGCCCCGTACATGGCCTCGTAGTCGGCGAGGGAGGCGAACGCCTCCACAGATTGACTTTCTGGACTAGGCATTTCGCCTCCCCCTCCTATCTACTAGCCCTCGACAACCTCAGCCGGAGCCTCCTCCACAGGAGCCTCATCCTCGACGGGAACCGAAGCCGCGAGCGCGATGCCGTAGTCGTCTCCGAGTTCGTCGAGGATGGTTTGGGCTGTGGTTTCGTCAGCCTCGGCGATGCCGCCGTGGAATTCCACGTGCGGATAAGTGATGAGCAGCTCAGGATGTTCCGGACAGGTGAGTGTGACCATTGGTGTCTTCTTCTTTGCCATTCGTTTGCCTTCCTTTCTGATCAGCCCTGGGCGACGGTGAGTACACCGTGCGCCTTTTCGTTGCCGTAGATCAGGCCTGCCTCGCAGTAGATCTGGGCCTTGTCTGCGGCGCCGGTCTTTGCCAGAGGCTCTGCGAAGACGTGGCCCTTGCCGGGCACTTCGAGGAAGGCAGGCTTGAGCTGCTCGAGGGAGGCGACGACGAGCTTGTCAACCGGTGCGTATCGGTTCAGCATGATGTTGCAGGTACCGAAATCGGTGTCGATCGTCTGCAGATTGACGCCGCCGAGACGTCGGTCGGACTGGCGGAAATTCGCGTCCTTGATGAAGATTCGCGAGAGCGCGCGCTTCAGAGTGGCGTTGACGATGATCGTGCGGGTTTCGGATTCCTGGATGCCTCCTGCAGCCCAGACCTTCTGCATGAGATCGAGGACTTCGTCCTCGGTGAGCTGCGAGGCCTTGTGGGTCGAGGTCGCGGTGTTGGTGGTGACCGCTGAGATCAGGCCGCGAGTCTTACGAGGCGTCGCGTTGGTGGTGGGCTGGGCGAAGACACCAGTGAGGAAAGACTTCTCGATGTCTCGAGCGATTTCCTTCAGCTTCTGCTCGACCTGCCACTCCAGCTCGTCGGCGGGCACGGTGCCGGTTGCCACCTGAGTTGCGCCAGCGCCGGAGCCAACCTGACGGATCGCGCCGAGCTTGGTGTAAGAAACCGCAACGGCTTCCTGATGGATCTCAAGCACGTTGGATGCTGAGAAGCGAGCGCGGGCCTCGAGAGCGGTCGCGTCGGCACCTTCAGTGCGCTGACGAGTAGCATCAGCATCACGCAGATCGTAGCCTTCCCACGTAAAAACGGTGGAGCCGACGGATTCTCCGCCGGTGAGACCGCCGATCGCGGAAAGCAGCGGCGTGTCCTCCGGAGAAGCGTTGAAAAGCTCCCCGACGTAGTTCGGGCAATTGTAAGTGGTCGCCATTTCAGAGATGGTTGCCATGAAAGGAACTCCTTAAAGAAGAGAGTGTGTTGATGGGATGGTTAGGAGCGTCCGAGCTGTGCGAGCTTGATTGCCTTGAGTCGGGACGATTCCTTGAAATCTCCGGCCTTTTGTGCGGCAAGAATCTGATCATCGATCGACAGATTCGACGGGCGCGCCGGGAAAGCCCCTGCGCCGGAGTCTGAGAGCTTCGGAACCACAGGCGCTGCGGTTTCGCCGCGCCATTCTGCGAGGCGCTTCGCGTATTCGGCGATCTCCTCGTCGGTATCTCCGCGGATCAGATCAGCGGGGACGCCGTATTCGGAAGCGGCTGCTGCGATCTTTTCTGCGCGCTCGGCTGCACGCTGGCGTTCAGCGACTTCAGTGCGGAGGCCCTCGATCGTCGCGTCCTTATCGGAGATAGCGGCCATCAAAGACTCGACCTGCTTGCGATCTGCCTTGGCGCGTCGCTCCCACTGTCGGGAGTGAGCCTTCCAGCCTTCTTCTGGAGCTTCGTCGGCGTCGTCTGCCGGTGTGTCTGCCGAGGCCTCGGCCTCAGCCTTTGCTGCGGTTTCCGAGGAGTCTGCGGCCTGTGTAGATTCAGCAGCGTCGGCAGCTGCCTGCGCAGCTTCGACAGTCTTTTCATCTGCAGGCCCTTGGGCTGTGGTTCCTACGAACATTTTGGTTTCCTTCCATGCGGATGGGATTATTTGGGTGTGCCCGCGTCTATGCAGAAGCGGGAAGATCAGGAGTGGCCGCGAGCGCTCGGGCTGCGGTGATGGTGCCGCGCGTTTTTCCGACTTCGACCTCGACTTGGATCGTGACGTCGTTGACTCGTTTGGTGAGTGTGAGTGTCTTGCCGGTTTTTTCGATCGCGGTTGGTTGAAGCCAAGCGAGAGTGACGGCTCGGTCGATGTCGGTGACTTTCCAGTCTTTGGGGAAGAGACCGGTTCCGGTCTTGAGCCAAGGCTTTTGCTTTGCCCGGATACCCTCCGGGCCGAGTTTCAGCTTTTTGCCGTCGACGAGATACGTTCCCCGCGCGGAATCGATCAAGCTTGTCTTGACGCCGTCGTTCGTCGCGTCCGGGAAAAGCGATCGGATCTGAGCCGCGAGCATGTGAGGGTCACTATCGAAGCGCGCGAGCCCCAAATCGTAGAGACTTTCACGAGCCGCTTTATACATGGCCTCGAATTTGCTCGGGTCATAGCCGTGAATGATCGGTTTATCCGACCAAGACGGCACGATTTGGCAATCGCAGTCGGCGTGCGAGCGTGTGAATTGCGCCGTCTCTTCGGACTTGTAGACGAAGCCTCGACCAGCCCACATGAGACACCAAGCGCAGGTTGTCGCGCCCGCTGGCACGCGAGCATATCGCGGCTTCGCTGGGTCATGGTAAGCGGCGTGCAGGCCCGTCTCTCGAGCCGCGGAGGTCACGAGCTGCTTGGCTCGGCGTTGGAGGATGCCGACGGCTGCGCGGCGTCCGCGCTGCGCGATCGCGCTGACAGCCTCCTCGACGACCTTGCTAGTGCGCGAGTAGTCGATCAACTCTGCTGGCATCTCCGGGGAATAAGCCTTCTTGATGCCTGCAGCCGATCGAGCATCCTCATACCACTCGAGAGTCGCGCTGGCCGCGAGCTGCGCTTGCTCCTCGACGAGCCGCGGGAAGAGTTCATCGAGGACATCGCGCAGGGTATCTGGGTCGAGTCCGTCGAGACTCTCCCACAGCTCCCCCACTCGACTAGCAGCGAGGCGTGAGGCGTTGTGGTTTGCGTCTGCGAGCTTCTGGACGTCGAGGAAATCCACAGCGCCTCACTCCTCTCTTTACTTGTCTTCGAGGGTCTTCGTATCGGCTTCGGGAAGACGAAGAGATACGGGGACTGCCCCGGTGAGTTTCACGCCGGGGATTCCGAGGACCTCGAGAGCAGAATTCGGGTCGACGCCTGCGCGCACCGCGACGCCGAGCGCGTCGAAAGCGGATTTAGCTTGCTCGGTGGTTAGTGCCCCCCCCCGAGACGGGAGCAGGAGCCTCGACCGCAGGAGCAGGCGCTTCGCTCGCTTGGGCAGGCCGCGCGGATTGGAGTCGCTCGAGGAGGCCCGAGGCCTCTGCCCGCCGCTTGTCCGACATAAGGCGCGCGATCTGCGAGGAGCTGTAGCCAAGCTCCTCCAGAATCACAGGTGACGAGGCGAGCCAGGGCATCGCGGCCACTTGCTTCACGATCGCGTCGGATTGGGAGACGATCGACGGATGGGCAGGATCGCCCCAACGGGTCGCCAGTGTGCGGATGCCGTCGGGTGCCTCGTCGAGGCCGTCGCGGAGCATGACCGCGTGCATATAAATACGGCTCAAGGCCCCGTCATATACACGCTGAGCGTTCTTCGCTTTGATGACCAGCTCTTCTTTGGCAGCGTAGAGCGCCTCGGCTGAGGAGGGATTGTCCTGCACGACGCCAAGCGAGGAGACTGGCAGGCAGGAGACGCCCGCGAGTTCAGTCGCCAAGGCGCGCATTTGCTCGGTGAAAGGCTGCGAAGACTGCTGAGGCAATACAGTCACCTTCGGGCCTTCCGGTTCCTCGCCGTTGGAGATGGTCTTGACGGTTCCGAGCTTCCAGTCCCACGACCGCAGATCGTCAATCAGATCGGAGTCGACGCCGGAGAGAAGGATTCCCGGAGCCGTGAAAAGCTCAGTCGCAAGCTCCTCACGCAGGACAGTTCGCATGGCTCGCTGCGTGATGCTCATGACATCGCGCGAGATCCGCGAGCGCCCCATCGGTCGATCAAGAGACGGCTCGAAAGGCAGAGCCTCCATCATTGGCGCGCCGATGCCATGCAGCTCGGCGTGCACAACTTCCCAATGGCCCGCCGGGAAGGGCACGATGACGTATGTCGAGTCGACGGTATAAAGCGTCATTCGTGTCGGTCGGCCAGCATCGTCGACGTCATCGATCGTCAGACCGTAGGAAAGACGTCGGCGCACGCGATCCCAGAGACCCGTCGCCCAGTCTGCCGAATGTCCCTGAATGATCACGGGAGGTTCGCCGGGTCCTACGCCCTGGCGTAGGGTCAGGAAAGCGACGGAGTGCGTGAGGCTCGAGGGAATTGTCTGCGCGATCTCGAGATCGAAAGACGTCTCGGCTAGAAGATCATTGATGCCGAAAGGATTCTCCTCGCCGCCCGCAGCGGTGACGCCGTCCCAGATGAGGAGGTCTGATAGGCCGAAGACGACCTTGCGCGGCCATCCGATTACTGCGCCGAGCTGGTCGACCAGCTCGTCAGGGACTGAAATGTTTAGGTTGTCGGGACGCACGATCCCATCGAGATAGGCCTGCCGCAAGCGGTTGCGCGGCTGCTTCACACGCCAAAGCTCGATCAGCTGCCCGAGGGCCTCTAGCTCGGGTCCCGTAAGCCCTAAAACGTTGGGTGTTGGGAAAGCGACGGGAGTCGCGATCATGAATTTCTTCGCGGTCAAAGTGCCCTCGCTTTCTTACCGGGTCGACGTTTGGTTGTCTTTGCTGCTAGGACGGCTGCAGATGCTGCCTCGAGAGGTGTGTCATCTCCGTCTGGAGTGGAGGCTTCCCAGCCCCACGAGCCATCGCGCGAACGGATCTTCTTGTCACAGACGGCCACGGACGAATTCAGCGCGTCTTCTGGATCGCCCTCCGGATGAGTAATCCGCCCATCCCGCAAGCCCTCAAAGAGCAAAGAGCACGACTGGAAATATTCCTTCGTCGTCATGATGTGGACTAGACGCTTGGAGACGCCTCGAGCCTCCAAAGCATCCGCGAGCGCGAGCGCTCCAGAGCCACCGACGAGATTGATCTGCGCGGCCCGATCCTTACGTTCAGCGAGCCACGAGGCCACAGCCGAAACTCCGTCATCGGTCGCCCCGGTGAACGTATCGATGACGTTGATATGGAATTTGGTATCCAAGCCCTTGCCGGTCTTCAAGGCGCCCGCTAGGGCCTGTCGCTTCCCATCGGCGCTGAAAGCAACCGCGAAACTACGGATTCCGTCGGCTGGAGCGTCGGCTGTGGACGCGGTCCATGTGGTCGGATCGATCGCGCGGGAAGCTCCCGCGTGTGCAGGCCACATGCCGAGGCGCTCTCGAGCGAAGCCCTCGTCAGAGAGTGTTTGCCGCTCGAGTTCGATGAAGGCTTTTTTGATACGGCCTGCGACGAATCCGGGATTAGTAGCTTTCCACAATTCGACGTCATCAAGATTCACAGGCGCGTCGGGGTCGGGACTCCATTCGTGCCAGCACATGGCGCCGGGATGGTCGGAGAGTGCTTGGTCTCGGATGCGGGCGAAAATCGCCCCATTCGCGTTCGGCCCGGGCACGGTGCCCGTGTAGATCACTTGGGAGTTGCCGAGGTGGCCTGCCGAGCCTGTCGACGTCAAAGCTTCAAGAGCGTCTTCCGTCAGTTCCTGAGCCTCGTCAAGGACGATGAGGTCTGCAGTAAAACCACGACCAGACGATTTCGATCGGGCGATGACGCGAAGCGAGCCTCCGTGCCAACCCTTCTCAGGATCTGTCTTGAGGATGATGGCCTCTTGGCCGTTCACATTCCGAACCTGCTCGACCATCGCGTTCAGCTCGGGATACCGCGCGTTCTCGTCGTTGGCTTTGACGCCGAAAAACTCCTTGAAACGCCTGTAATGAGCCTGAGCGGTCTTCACCTCATGAGCCGAGTGGAGGATATTCTCGCCGAGCAAGACGAGGCCGAAAAGCTCACGCATCTCGAGGAGAGCGTTCTTGCCATTCTGCCGAGAAAGCGACAGGCCAGCGATCGGATGCTTCCACTCATCGCGCCCGTTGGCTGCGAGCCAGTCTTCTAAGACGAGATCCTGCCAAGCATCAGGCGTCAATCCGAATTGTGAGGCGAAGTCGCCCGCGAGTTGGCCGAAGCTCTTAGCCCGTCGTTCGGCGGCGACGCGGAGCCGAGGAGCTTGATCGTTGTTGCGCCAGTCGAGCTTGGAAGTTGACAACCGCGCTGCCCTCCTCCACTGCTTCCGCTTCTACCTGTGGTTTCTGGACTCCAGCGATGTCGGTAATCAGCGCCCTGGCTTCACGAACCAAAGGCGCGCGCTGGCCCGCGTCGGCGTATTCAATCGAGACGAGCGTCGTTTCAAGGAGACGAAGCCGGGCCTCTTGGGGATCGAAAGCAGGCTTAGAATCGTCTGTCTTTTTCTTCTTCCCCAACGCCAAACACCCCCAAAACCCAATAAATAAGCCAAAAGGCCGCGAGCGCCTTCTTCACATACCCCATAGAAGCCCCACGCGACCGCGTATCGATCGTTCAGGCCCCTCGACCACTTTTCGAGGTCAAGGCCCGAAATAACGGGGGGGTATCCCGCTATACCTCGTGGGCGCGAGTCCAGCATGGGGGGAGGGGGTCCCGCCCCCAAAACCGCGGAATTCCAACGTTTCCAACAAGGCCGTTTTCGGCGAAAAGCCCTAAAAAGGCTCGAAATTGATTACCAATCGACATCAACCGACGATCGTCGCGACTCGGAAAGCTTCGGCGCGACGTTAGATCCGCGCGACTGGTTGCACCTGCGACAGATCACGCGACCATTATCAAGAGCGTTCTTCCCGCCCCAGCGGACAGGAAGAATGTGATCCGGCTCGGCAGAATTCGGAAGCCGCGTCCGCTCATAATCAAGAAGGCAATGACAGAAAGGACAATGAGTCACGCCGCGATTCTTCGCCTCAGTAAGTACCCGCTTCCGCCAATGGAAGTACTGCGCGGTACCCGTCCTCGACATCCCTGCTCCCTCCCGTCTCCTGCCGGAAGGCTATGGCTTCGATTCTGTGGCTTGCGAGCCCGCGCATCGGCGGGCGTCTAACGCAGCGTCACCCCCCCCGGGGTATTGTGGAGACCCCTACCCAAAATGACCCTCCCCCCACCTAAGCGGGAGGCCCCGGAGGGTATGAGAAAAGGCCGTCTCGTTATCTCTCGAGACGACCCTTCCACAGCTGTAACGCTACGATATCAAACTAGCGCGGTGCAGTGATTTTGTCAATCCGCAAACGCCCTATTTTCCCCGATGCTCGCACTAAATCTGCGACGCTCTTCCCAACCGCTAAACTCGCTTCGACGATCGCCCCAGTCATCACCCTTGAAGGAAACAGTAATGAAAAGGAGGGGATGAACCATCGGTTCACTCCCCTCCCGATCCAGGCGGGCGAACCCGACTAGATCTACGTTATGAGTTCATGCTAACAAGCAAGGAACAAGACTCGCAAACCGACTCAAGGACCAATTCTGTTCCGCGCAGCTTGACAGCCTTCTGCCCGGCTCTCTCCTTAGGAGGCACGAGGATATGAAATAGCGGCTCCCCATCCCGGCCAACCAAAGACTCTAAAAACTTGACCCAGCCGCCCTGGCCAGCAAACTGCTCGATGTCTGAACTCACTCCTCATCTCCGCCCCTCAGAACATCCCCAACGAGAGCAAACGCCTCTCTGATTTGTCCAGACGCGCTGCGCAGCCGAAGCGACACGCGCTCCGGACACAGCTGCGCATCCTCCCAAGGGAGCAGCTCCTTCGCATTCTCCAAAGTATCCAACGCTTCGCGAAGCGCCTCGCGAAGCTCAGCCCAAGCCATCATATCTACCATGTCTTCACAACCTTCTGGAATCTCTTAAACTCGCGCGGTTCCACACTCTCCACACGCCGCGCCTCATACCGCACAGCCATCTCAAACGCCCACAACTGATCCAAAAGATCAAGCGCGCGCCCACGGACCATCGGCCCCTCCCAAAAATGCTCGACTACATACCCGCCCGGATGCTCCACCGCATACGAAAAACGCAAAGGAATAATCGGACCCTGCTCCTGCAGAAGATCACGCTCCCCGTACTCCACCTCAGCGACCCCTTTCCAAAGAAGCCTCGATAACCGAACGCGGCGTAAAAAGCCCCCTCCCGGTCGACGTCTCCGCGCTCGCGGCTAGGTGCCCTCGCTTCACCCATGACCGGACGGTCTCGATCTTCAAGAAGACTCCGTACAAGCGGCAAGCAAGGACTGCCTCGCCAAGAGACACAGGAACGTCATAGAGGGCCTCGAGACAGCGGTCCCTGCCTTCGTTCGTGTCGACCTGTGTCCCGCAGGATGGGCATCGGCTCGCTAGTTTCACAGTCGGCACCGAGTAAAAGAGCTGGCACGCGCTGCAGCGGATCATGATCTTCTCGGTCGGCGACGGCTTCGAGATCAGATACTCGAGCCGGTCGAGGACGTAGATAATCTCGTCGATACAAGCAGGTGCGTCATCCCAGCGGGAGATCTTCCCCTCTTGGCAGGCGAAGATCCGAGAGATGAAGGTCCAGTCCCCTGCGATGAAGATCCGAGGCGCTTCGCCCGACAGGTGGGTCAACCACTCGGCTGCCCATGTATTGATCGCATCGGTCATCTCTGCTGCTTCGTCGAGAAGCGCGAGATTCACCGGAGCTTTGGGCATGCATGCCTGTGCGCCTCCGCCGTCTCCTCGAGCTGCCGCGATCGCATAATCCACATCAGCCATAAGAGAGGGAAGCGTCTTGATGTAGGTGTGGAATTTCCGCACCGCTCCCCTGCTGACCGTTTGCCCTGGCTGCAAGGGCTCTCCCGTTATTGGGCAATAGTCACCCATTGAAGATCACTTCTTCCTCTTACGTCTGCGTCTTGACTTGCCATGTGGGGAAGGCTGGGCCTCCCCGGCCCGGTCTCTGCCCGGCCCTGCTCCTGCCCGACCCTGCCTCTGCCCGGTCTCTACCCGGTATCTACCCGACCCGACCCGACCCGACCCGAGGAAGTCCTCTCTGATACCCCTCATGTGAGGACTAGAGTTCGGACTTAGTTCGGACTGAGTCCGAACTCGGTTCGGACTCACAGTCGGTGGCGACAGAATCTCCCTGTCTTCGCGTGAGGGATCCGCGGACGCGAGACGATCGATCTCGCCGGGATCTACCCCGACGGCTGAGGGAGCGCTGTTCGGCGAAGCGAGAGGATCCGCGGACGCGAGATGATCAGTCTCGCCGGGATCAACTCTGCGCCTCGCTTGTGCGCGCTCTGTGCCTTCCGGATCGACGCTCGGAGCCTCTCCCGGGACGACGCAGGTCTTCTGCGCGTCTGAGGAGATTGGCTTCGGCGGTTCCGAGGAAGGCTGGACCTCATAGCCATTGCGATTGAGAAACTCTGCCGACCACTGGCTGTAATAAGGAGTAGCCGGGACATCGCGGAGAGGATTTGACTCGTCGAATTCGGCGCGCGCGTCCTGCCTCGAGGAATTGCACTGATGGCACGCGACGACGAGACCGTCGACGGTTGCCGATCCGACTGACGTCGGGTCGACGTGATCGAGAGTTCCGGAGCTGAAACCGATTGGCCCTGTCCAGCGGACTGGAACACCGCAGTAGCGGCACAGATCGCCGTCGCGGTAGATCACAGCGCTCTTAAGCTTCGGATCACGATTCTCGCGGCTGCGATTCCGTCGAGCCTCGACCTCGGCTTTAGACAGGAGGTGAATAAAGTCTTCGGAGGTGAAGAGCTTGATCTTCCGCTGTCCTCCGATCTCAACCCATTCGATCAGCCCTAGAGCCTCGCAGACGCGCAGGAGCAGATCGGCGCGCTCTGGAGAGGTGAGGCTATAAGCGACGCCTCTACTCACGATCCCATCTGTCAGCTGCTTCGCAGAATAGGTAGATAGACCCATGAGGAAGCCAAAGATCTCGAGGCGATTCGTCTGAGACGCTTCCTCTACCTCATACACGTCGATAAGACGCGGATGAGACATAGCGTCGTCGCTGACTCTTACCCATGACATCTGGCTTCCTCCTCTCTTTTCTGGGTCTTTCTGCTAGTCGCTGCATCTGCACTCGCCTGTGATTGGATTGATCACGCCCCCGCAGGACTCGCAAAGCTTCGGAGCACGTGGATCGCGCTTCACTTCCATGTCTTCACCCCCTCCCGCCGTTGAGGAGATACATCCGCCCTGGCACGAGCTTCGCTTCGGGCACCGGCCCGAGACGCTTTTCCAGTGCGTCTTGGAAGCAGCGCGGGTGCCTGACGATCCCCGCGCCTACGGCCTCCCCACATTCCGGGCAGACCCGTTTGACCGGCTTACTCATCGGTGCCTGCCTCGGTAATAATCAGCTCGACAGCATGCGCGCCGACAGGGAGATCACGATCGACGCCCGCCCACCTGTGATCAGGACCGATAACGTGCGTGTGATCGTCATCGACGAGAACGCCCGCATCGCGTAGGCCGTCGACCATCGCTTTCGTCGTGTCAGCAGCGTTATTCGGGTCGAAGCGACGCGCTGACCGCGCGTAGATCTTCGCCGTGATACGGACTTGTCCCTTGAAAGAGAAGATCGCTGCTTTCTGCGCTTCGATCGCCGTGCGCCTGCGCAGTGCGCGCACACGCTTCGCACGAGCCATCGGATGCAATCGAAGATTCGCTGTGATCCACTGCGATTTAGGGATGACTAGATAAAGGGTCTCAATCATTTTTCAGCGCTCCTACGCGCTTAGAAAGGAGGATCGGAGGGCAGCATTGCTTCCGCCCACTGATCCGAGCCGGTAGAAGATTCCTGCTCCCCGGAAGCGGGAGCGAAGCCAGAGGCCGCGGCAGGCTGGCTTTGCTGGCCTTGGCCTCCTATGCGCGTCACCTGTGCCCGCGCGTGACGCAGCGAGACTGCAACCTCGTCGGCCTGCAACTCGACGACAGTGCGACGATCGCCCTCACGGGTCTCGAAAGACCGCTGCACAAGACGCCCGCGCACCACAGTCCGCATGCCCTTGCGAAGGCTCTCGGCGATGTTCTCAGCCATCTCGCGCCAAGCAGTGCAGCGCATGAACAGGGTCTCCCCGTCCTTCCACTCGCCAGACTGACGATCAAAAGACCGAGGTGTAGACGCGATCGTGAACGAAGCCACCGGGCTTCCGCTCTGCGTCCAACGCAGTTCCGGATCAGCGGTCAAATTGCCGACGATCATGATGACAGTTTCTCCGCTCACCGGGCTTCCCCCTCCTCCAGACGAGAGATCGCCATTGCGAGGCGCTTCGCGACATCGGCGAATCCCATCGTGATCTGCAGGTCGTAATATTCATCGATGTCGATGTCTTCGCCCGCGCGCTGCTTGGCACGCTCATACTCTTGGTCGAGGTCGATCTCCTCGATCCCGAGATTCTCTGCGAGCTCGCGCTCGATGCGCGCGCCCTTAGAGTCTTCCCAGCCCTCGAGCATGTGGATGTACTCGCAGTCAAGCAGTAGCTTCAGATCCGCCTTCATGTAATCCGCCCACGATGCATCGTCGTCGAGCTGAACCTCGCTCGGGTCGACGACCTCGTACCCGCATAGCTCCAGCGAGGCGCGCGCGCACGAGAAAGCAAAGCGATTCCCGAAGTCAATCCCTGTGATAGGGCCTGAGATGTAAACTTTTCCGCGGCTCATGAGCGCTTCCCCTTCCTTGCTTCTTTCATTGCTTCCCGGAGCTTTTTGCGCAGCGGGCCTCGCTGATCCGCGGTCAGGCATCCGAAAATTCCCGCAGTCTGCGCGGTGCCGCGCGCCTCGTAACGGAGCTGGTACTCGAGACACTCGCGGCAAACCGGACAATTCCTGCACGCCTGCTTGGCAGTGATGGGGTCATACGTCGGCCCCTCGAAAAAAATGTCCGTCGATAGACCAAGACGCCTGCAGAGCGCGTCTTCCATCCACTCTCCGACGCTCTTCTGCTCGCTCATGCGTAGATGTCCTCCTCGTCGACGAGAGCATAGAAAATCTCGTGCGGGATGCGGATCCCCTCGTAGCACAGGCGTAGAAGATCGTCTGCGCGCCACTGGCGATGACCGTGGAGGCGTCGCCAAAGGCTCATCTCTGACATCCCGAGACGCTTTGCCGCGGTTCGCGTGCAGAGCTTCTGGCGCTTCATCCAATCGCGTACAAGGACGGAAAGAGCTTGATTCGGGTTCATCGTTGATCTCCTCGGATATCTGTCTCTGCAAAATGTGCGCGCAGCATGAGAGATGCCTGCACAGCGCTGACAATGGCCGCGAGCGCCCACCAGAGGGAGATTCCGTCTTGGTGGTCTGGTGCCCAGAGTGCGAGGGATAGGAGGAGCGCGATTGCGAGGAGCGTGATCGCGAAAGAGAGGCGCAGGTGCTGGCCGAATTGTGAGAGTGTGGGTTTCATTGCTCAGATTTCCAGATCTACGTGTGAGGCCATGAGGAGGATGACGCCGCTGTCTTTGTCTTGGATCGCGTAGTCATCGCCGAGGTCTTGTGTGTCGAGGTCGACAACCTCACAGTTGGGGATTGGGAGGGTCATGCTGCGCTTCCTCTCAGGTTCTGCGCTGTGGCGAGAGGCTTGCCGATTCGCTCGATCTGCTCGACGGGGATGAGGATGTGCTTACCGATCTTGCGGCAGTCGCGGATCTGCCCGGAGGCGATGTAGACGCGCAGTGCTCGTGGGCTGAGGCCGGTTGCTTCGGCTGCTTCTTTGATGGTTGCGAATTTCTTCATCATTTTTCTGTCTCTCCCTTGGTTAGTCCGTTTGCTGCGCGCTGCGTGAGGTTCTGGAGTTCGGTGACTAGCGCGAGTTGGGCTTTGAGAAGCTGCTTCTGTGTGGATTGGATGAGGTCGGCTGGCAGTGTCATCACTGCGACGGGGGAACCCAGCAGGCCGATGGTGACTGTCACGTGCTGGATACACATCGCGAGGGACGCCTCGATGAGATCGCGTGGGTTGTCTGTCTGGATGATCTTGGTAACTTCGTCGCGGAGGTTCGTCGCGTGTGTATTGATCACACTGCTCATGCCGCGTCATCCCCGCGAGTTAGGGCTGTCGTTGTGAGGCTTTCTTCGGCTCTGCGGAAGATTTCGGCGGCGGGTACGTGGAGTAGTTTGGCGATTGCGAAGAGATCTTCGACCGTGATGGCGATTCTCCCGTTGAGCTTTTGGGAGATCGTTTGTTTGGTGTAGCCGAGGTGCTCGGCGATTGCGGTTCCTGCTAGGCGTTGTCGTGCGGCCTCGGCGCGGACTTCGCTGGCGAGGGCCTCCTCGATACCTGCTGTAATTACTGCATCCATGTGGGTAATAGTATGCAGTAATTACAGCATCGTCAACTCTTGCCATAATTACTGCATGTGTGGCACTATTTGAGGCATGGGA